TAGATGTTCTTTTTTCAAATTCTTCAGAACGTTTACCAAACCCGGCTAACCAACCGTCTCTGAGACACTCTTCTACGGCCTTTATTTCTTCTTCGCCATATGACTCGAATTTATTAGGGGCATACCATACTTTTTTAGTCATTATATAAAGAATACAACTGTTTTCTTTATATAAATGATAGATGAAAGTTTCTATAATAGGTACTGGTAAAATCGGTACAGATTTGCTTTATAAGTTAATTAAAATACCTGAATATGAAATTGTAGCATTTGTTGGTCGACGTGATATTAATAAAAGTATACCCACGAATGTTACATATTATTCAAATGGTATTAATTTTTTTATAGATAATCCTAAATCTTGTGATATTGTATTTGACTGTACAGATGCGTATTCAGCGAGAGAAAACGCAAAAGTGTTTAGAAATCAGGGTATATATACAATAGATTTGACACCTTCTAAAATAGGTAGATTATGTGTCCCTAATATTAATTGTGATTGTTTACATAACATTGATAATGTTAATATGATTACTTGTGGTGGACAAGTTTCTTTACCATTATTGAAGTATCTTAAATCAAAATGTAATATATCATACGCAGAAGTTGTATCACAGATATCGTCGGATACTGCTGGTATGGCAACACGGATAAATATAGATAAATATATAGAGACTACCGAAAGTGCTATACAAACACTTATTGGTATAAATAATTGTAAAGTTATATTGAATGTTAACCCGTATCCAAAAACTGTAATGCAAACAACTATATTTATAAAGACGAATCAAAAAGTTATTTTCGAAGATTATGATTTGTTTATTAAAAAAACGCAAAATTATATTAATGGTTACACAAGTGATGTAAGACCTGTATATATAAAAGATAACATTGTTATGGTTTCAGTGAAAGTATATGGTTCCGAAGATTATTTATCTAAATACGCGGGGAACTTAGATGTTATTAATTGTGCAGCAATAGAGGTATCTAAAAAAATATTTGATATTCGTAATGATAAAGTAGACAATCATAAAAATGTATATGAAAGAATTCTAGACGTTTAAAGAAGTGATTTTATAATGAATTAATGGATATTAAAATTAGTGATGTTATTGTATCGTTTTTACACGATAAAAACATTAACACTGTATTTGGAATAATAGGTTCAGCTAATTCACATATTTATGATTCATGTGTTAAATCTGGTATTACCATTATAAATACGCATAATGAACAAGCTGCTTTATTGGCCGCCGGTGGGTATTATAGAACGTCTGGTAAATTAGCTGTTGCTCTTGTTACTGCTGGTGGCGGTGTGACAAATTCTATAACTGGAGTTGTTAGTTTATGGGCCGATTCTATACCAGCAATTATAATATCTGGTCAAGAAAAATTAGAATATGTGAAAAATCATACAAATAGAAGAATGTATGGAACTCAAGGACTTGATATTGTTCACATGGTTTCTAAAACGACAAAATACGCGAAACTTGTTGATTCTGATAGAATTCAAGATGAATTGGAAAATGCATATAAGATATCATTACAAGATAGAAAGGGTCCTGTTTGGTTGGATATACCATTTGACATACAATCTAAAAGAATTATTCAACGAGAGTGGAATTCTACTAATTTTGAAATATTTGAACCAAGTGATAAAGACATGAAAAATCTTTATAACCTTATTGAAAATGCAAAAAGACCTGTTATTTTAGGTGGCCATGGTATAAAACTTTCAAAATGTATAGATTTATTTAAGTCATGTATAGAGAAACTTAATATACCTGTATTACTTACATGGTCAGCTATAGATATACTAGATCATGGTCATAAATTATTTTTTGGAAGTCCTGGTATATACGGTCAACGTTCATCTAATTTTATTTTTCAAAAATGCGATCTTCTTATAACAATTGGTTCAAGAATGACTATACCACAAACCGGATACGATTTGAATGAAGTTGCGAGAAATGCGAAGATAGTAATGGTCGATGTAGATGAGACTGAATTCAAGGAGTTTGTTGATTTTCCAATAAAAGCAAACTGTGAAAGCTTTATTAAAAGAATGTTTGTAGTTGATAAGGTATTTAATAACGAATGGATAAATGAGTGTATAAATATCCGTAGAGAGTTTCCTATAGTGGATAATTATCACGTAGACGACGTATTTCCAAATTCTTATAAATTAATTGATAGAATTTCCGATTATTTAAAAACGGACCAAATTATAGTCACTGATATGGGTACGGCTTTACTATCTGGTCACCAATCTATAAGACTTAAAGATGACATGACTATGTTTTCTTCATATGGATTAGGTGAAATGGGATATGGACTACCGGGTGCTCTTGGCGCTGCAATAGCTGGAAATGGGAGAGAAGTTTTATGTTTAAATTGTGACGGTGGTATGATGATGAATATTCAAGAATTACAAACTATAATTCAACATAATTTACCCATAAAAATAGTTATATTTAACAACGATGGATATCTTATGATTAAACATACACAAAAGATGTTATTCAATGGTAACTATAGCGCAGTTGATAAAAACACTGGTATAGTTTTACCAGATTATATAAAAGTCGCGACAGCATTTGGTTATGAAAATTTTAGAATAAAAACATGGAGCGAGTTTGATTTTTATTTCCCTCGTTTCATGAATCATAAAGGACCTTCTATATGTGAAATATATATGCCATCCGAACAAGAGTTTATACCTAAAGTAAAGGGTGTAGTTAAAAATGATGGGTGTGTGTTTGCACCACCTTTAGAAGAAATGTCACCAATATTACAAATGAATGATATTAAACGAATAATGAAAAATGATATATCTAAAAAATCTCAATTAATTATTCGGCCATCTGAGAAGCAATAACTCTAACAAGATCTTCTTGACCTGCTACAAGTTTTCTATTTCCTAGTTCTTTTACTAAATTTGGTATTTTTATATTATATTTTTCCGCTGAATATAAAATTTCCTTTTCGAATACTGAATGTAATTTATTTTTAGCAGTTAATATATTTATTAACTTTATTTTTGGGGATTTATATTCTAATTTATCGATGTGATCCATCACATTTATGTCATTAGATGAATGTATTGTAGTCATTATTTCTAAAGGTGTGTTTCCCGCACCGGCGCCAAAACCATTAACAGTAACATCTATTATAACAGCTCCATGTTGTATAGCTATTAATGAATTTGCCACGGCTAAAGATAAGTTGTTATGACCATGGAATCCTAATTTTATACCAACTTCCGATAATTTTATAAAACATTCTTTTACTTGCTCCGGTAAAAACGAACCCGTTGAATCCATTATAATTACTGCATCTGCACCATATGACTTCAATTTTTTAACTTCGATAAACAATGTATCTAAAGAGCACGTAGCACACATCATTAATGCACCGTACACTGTTTTGTTTTTACTTTTGATGTATTCTATATGAGATTTTGACATGGATGCTTCGGTACAATGTGATGCTATTCTAAAAATATCAACTCCGTTTTCTATCGCGGGAATTATATCCCTGTTTATAGTAGCTATACCTGGAATAACATGTACAGAGAGTTTTGTATTTTTAAGATAACTTTTTGCTAATGTTATCATTTCTATATCTGATAATGTAGATTCACCTATTGATATAGAGGACGCACCTAGACCGTTACCATGACCTATTTCCATAACAGGTATATTAGTTTTTTCTACAAACTCGCATTGTTTTTTTATCATATCGCGCGTAAGATTATGTGATATAGCATGACATCCATCTCTTATGGTAAGATCGTTATATTCGATCATTTATTAATATACTTAAAAAATCTTTAATTATATTATTAAAATGAAAGTCGGTGTTTTAGGATGTAATGGGTTTCTAGGGAGATATTTTTTACAATATAATAAATGGATACCTATAACACGCGAAGAAGTTGATTTATTAAATCCAGTATCTGTAGAAAAGTTTTTTCATAGGTACAAATTTAGTGTTATAATACATTGTGCGGTTGTCGGTGGCAGTCGTTTAAAAGAAGATTCAAGCGACGTTTTAAAAGAGAATATACTCATGTTTGAAAATGTATCGCGTTTTTTTAACGGTAAACTCATATACTTTTCGAGTGGCGCAGTTTTCAACGGTAACCCACCTACAGATCCATACGGTCTCTCTAAATGGATAATAGATAAACGTATTACACAAATACCCAATGCGTATAGTTTGAGAATATGGGGATGTTATGGACCGGGTGAATTGTCAACGCGTTTTAGTGCCATATGTAAAGATAAAGGACACGTTATCATAGAAAAAGATAAATACTTTGATTTTGTTAATATCGACGATGTGATGAAAGTCGTTAGAGAATATATAGATGGTTTTAGAATAGCTAAACAATGTAATTTAGTATACTCAGAATGTTTTAAATTGTCTGAATGGGCTAAAAAATTTGGAGCGACGTACGAGATTATAAATAAAAAAGAACTCGGCGAACCTTATGTATCTGATATTAGAAACGATTTATCTCAAATAGAAGAATCTGTAAAGTATAACAGTGATAATTGGAGTTTATTCTGTTAAAGAAATGAAATGATAGTAAGTATATGAAGATTACTTATAGTATTCAAGTGTGTAATGAATCAAGAGAATTATATTCTCTTGTAAATTTTTTATTAAAGGTCATCGATGAAGAGGATAATGTCCAAGTTATTGTTGATAGTTTACACAAAACTGATAAGGTCGATAAGGTTATAGACCATTTTAAAGAAAAAATTTCAGTTTTTGAAAGACCTTTCGATACGTTTTATAAAAACGCCTGTTATCATAAGGAAGTCTCTACGGGTGAATATATATTTCAGATTGACGCCGATGAGATGCCACAAGAAAAATTGATAAGAAATCTTAAAAATATTATAACGGAAACTGAAGCCGAAATATTCTTCATACCGAGAATTAACATTCACCCAGGTATAACTCAGAGTTTTATCGATTATTATAAATTCAATATAAATGAAGCCGGGTGGATTAACTGGCCGGATTATCAAGGTAGACTATACAAAAATTGCGAAGGTATAACATGGACAGATGAATTACATTCTAAATTAACTGGGTCTAATAAGGTACAAGGTATAGTGGCTAAACCTGAACTTGCATTATGGCATATTAAATCTATGGAAAAACAGGAAAGTAGATGGCAAGACGACGGTGAAGATGGTAACGGTACTACTATATTTCCTCCATCAAAAGAAAATTTATACGATCAATTAATGTAAATAAAGTTTAAAGATATTAAAATGTATATAGTTAGATAATGAGTGAGAAATTTATTCATGTTAAAAGAATACACACCCTTAAAAATTCTATTTTTTATTCACTTATTCACTATAAAAATGAAATTTTGGGTTTTGGTAGAAGATATTACGGGGAAGAAAGAGTCGTTAAACAGGTTAAATTGAGTAACAACCTTGATATTATAGAAGATAAAAGTGTATTATTTAGGGGTGAAGATCCTAGGTGTTTTATTTATAAAGACAGGCTTTACATTCTAGATAATTATTTTAACGATATGCATTTGATAGATTACGAAACTAAAAAGAGTATTAAAATTAATGCGAGTGGTAAAAATCTATCTTTTATAGAACACAACGATAAATTATATTTTATACACTATATAAAACCATTTCATTTGTACACTTTTGATATAAATAATGGTGCTATAACAAAAGTTGATGTCATAGATGATAAACGCCACTATAACCTTGAATATAGAGGTGGTACACCTGCATATAAATTAAACGAAAATGAGTATTATGGATATGGACACAGAACATACACAGAAGACGATGGAGTCGTAAAACACGATATATTTAAATGGATAGTTAAATTTCAATATGGTAAACCATTGATAGTAATTGAAAATGTAGAACAACCGATTAACTCAAAGAATATATGTGATCCGACTAGCGTTATTGAAATAAACGGTAAGAAATACTTAATAACAGCAGAATCTGATAAAATATGGTTTTGTGATCAAGATTATGTAACGAATGTTTATGAAGTTTTAAAATAATAATATCACGATAATGTAATGCTCGGGACTGAAATAGAACACATTGATGGTCTTAGTACGTCTAATACTGATAATATGGCTGAACTTGAAGATATTTTAAAGTATTGTCAGTTGGGTCGAGAATGTTCGAAATCTATTATGGATGAATACACAGCATGTGATAAAATAAGTAAAGAGGTAATAGTATGGTATTCTCATAACAAAAAGGTACTGAAACAGATGAA